GTCATCTTCAGACATGATATTATCAAGCAGATTTAACGCCGCTTGTAAACCTTGATGGTTACCAACAAGACGTTGGTAACTTTCAATGTTAATAGCATGTCCTGCGGTTAACGATTCCGCAATTTTTGTTTGCTCAGTCTTTATCTGACCGATTAATTCAGTTATGATATCTTTCATGCGATTACTAATGCATGACTTCGAGGCAATCCGCCCCAAATACTAATAAAAGTTGCCGCCGCCGATTTCGTTAAGATTTTTATCTGGACCGATTTTTTCGCCTTTAGCTAATTTAGCTTGTTTAGCGCCAATTTTCCAGTTATTGTCTCTGTGTGAACCTGATGGGCCTTCTTCTACTTTTTGATCAAGACCGCCAGCGTAGCCGGGTGTGCCTGTCATCTTGTATGCTTTTCTAAAGCCTAATTCTTTTTCTAATGCCATGATTATTCCTCAGTGGATGGTTGTTGATCTTGTTGTTGCATTTGTTGCTGTGCAGAAAGCTGTTGGCTTTGTTGTTGATTTTGAGCTTCTAAATCAAATTTTTGTTTAGCCAAGTCAACGATGTGTTGCTTTCTTTGTTGATCCGCCTGTGCGGCTTGTTGTGCAGCTTGTTGGTCTTGTTGCGCCAATTGAGTAAATGCTTGCTGCCTTATTTCTAAGCCATGTTGACGAATATCTGATCTAGCTTCTTGAGATGCCTCTAAAGCTGTTAAATCTTGCTCATGTTGCATTGCCATTTGATCTGCTGTTAAGCCAGCACGTGCGGTAATTTCTGCAATTCTCTCACGTGATGAATTATTAAGATCAGCCATTGCAATATTTGTAGCATTTCTTTGTGAATCGACCGTAGACTGAGTAGAATACTTAGTTTGTAAGTCTGCCATTTTTTGTTGAAGCTCTGCCACTTTGATTTGATAATCTTGTTGGGTTTTTTGAAGTTCAAATTGTAAGCGTGATTGAGATTCTGCCGCTTTACGTTGTGTTTCTGCCATTTGAGTTTTAAGTAATACTTGAGCAGTTGGGTCAGCTTCAGCAGCTTGTTGCTGTTGAGATTGATGCATTTGTGAAACTTTTTGAGCTAATTGACTAATTTGTTGATTATATTGTTGCATAACCATTTGTGTGTCTTGATCAACTAATTGTGATGCAATTGCAAGCGCTTGTTGTGCTTCAACATCAAGTGGTTTCTCTTCATGTAAGTCAAATGCATCTTTTCCACCTGCTGCTTGAGCCACATAAGCACGCATAGATTGTAAATAGTGCAATGTTAAGTGTTGTTTTAGATGATCTAGTGCTAATGGAGAGAATGCTGGTCCAATAACAGGGCTTGCTCCATAAGATGGATTATTTGCGTACTCTAAATGCACTTTAATATGAGAAATATGATCTTGATCAGGGTATGCCGCCGCTGGACGACCCATTGTCATAGCTACGTTTTCTAACGCAGGATTAGATTCTGATGCACCTTGTGGATTTGGTAATATTTCATCAATACTTGGTACTTTTAATTGTTTTAATACACGACGATACATGGCACGAACATCAAACATGCCTGGAGGTGCTGACTTCGCCATCTCTAAAATAGCTTGGTTTTGTGCTAATCTTTGCGTTTCCGAAAAGATATTAGGATCCGATACAGGACGTACATCATTATTGTAAGCAAAGTCCCTAACCTCAATCTCTTCTCCTGATTCATTATCCATCTCACTCAAGTACCAATGATTGATACGTGAAATAATTGCTAAGGATTTAGCTTGTGATCTATGTAATCTTGCGTGAATGCTTGAAAATACTTTAGCACCCTGTTCAATTAGTGCTTGTGCAGTACCAACAGGCATATTATTGTTGGCTTCACCAATTTTTTCTTCTGCTGTTGTTACAACACCTTTAGCAGCGTCAGTTAACCAGCCAAGTAAATTGAAAAGTACTGATGATGGTGGATTGAATGGCATAGGCATTGCAATTTTACGCACATCATCGACGCCAGGGGCGCCCTCAATTTCCATTACTTGCGTTGGTTCTATTCTGTCTGATTGTCCACTGATGCGTCCACCTTTAAGTTTAAGCATCGTTTGGCTGTTAGAAATGTGTGCTGCATCAAGAAGAGCACGTAACGAACCAGTAAGTGCAGCAGACAAACCACCAATAAGGTGAGGAAGACCAATAGCATAAGCGCCACGCCAAGGAATAAACTTAAACTCGACGTACCAGTCCAATTTTTCCAATTTTTCATCGTTTGCTTCCCAGTTTCTATAAAGGGCTAATACTTTTCCACTAGATTCATCAATGGTTAAAATGTAAGGTGCGCGTTTTCCTTCAGTAAGGGGGTCATCATCCAAACGAATGAAACATGTAATTTCATAAACGCGACGCAATCCATCAATATTTTTTGAAGGCATATCTTTACCTTCAATTTTATTGTTAGCTTTTTCAGCTTGCGTTTGATCGTTAAGTGGTGTATCTGAAGAATAGTTTGCGTCTATATCACGATAGATACCTTGTTCTATTCTTTGTAGGTATGTATCTTCTGTAATATCTTGAACTTCTGTAACTCGTGGGGAAGTATAGAAGTTAGTTGAAGAATATGGAAGTAAGATATTGTCAATCGGAACCCACTCGCACGTTGGGCGTTTTTGTTCGCTATCATACCGCCATTTTAAAAATTGTGATCCACCTAATGGTAGTTGTGTGAGAAGTTGTTCCATCTCATCACGGTATTCTTGGACTTGTTCTGTAAGTTGCCAGTTTAAGAAATTGGCTTTACGTTCTGCAGTTTTTTCTTTTAGCTCATCATCCTCACCCTTGATGCTTGACTTCACAATGCCATCAGGTGGGAGTAACTCTTTGGTTGATGATGCGGCGAAGTCAACGCATGACTCTGCCATAACTGGGTGGACGACTTTAGACGCGCCGTCAAAGGTGGCCCCGCCAGGCGCGTCCTTGCCTAAGCCAGTTCTACGTAAACCTTCTTCGTATTGTTTGTCACGCTCTTTGCGAGCTTCTTTGTCTACATCCAAGAAATCTAAATATTCTGACGCCATAGCATCAAGAACATTCTCATCTAATGTTTCGGCTAAGTTCTCATAGAACTCTGGATCTTCTTGTGGGCCTTTTGTATCTTTAAGATTAATAACTACAGAACCATCATCAAGCTCAATGATTTCTTGTTCAGCATCAGTATCATCTAATCCAAGTGCTTCAGCAATGGCAGAAGTTTCATCTTCCTGTTCCATTGATTCTTTAACTTGATCTTCTCTGTCGTCCAATGCTGGAAGATTACCACCTTGCTGTAATGGGATTGTAGGTTGAGCCATATTATGTATTTGAACCTTGTGATAGAACCCAGTGTGTAAATTCTGGTAAGTTAGTTATATGTCCGCCTTTACTGTATTGAAATCTTGGCGGAGTGTGTCCATTAAAAATTAAAGCTGCTTGCATTTGCTGTGGCGTTAAATTTGAAATGGCGTGAGATATTGCCGCATGTCCGCCCGCTGCAAAGTGAGTTGGGATGCCTGCTAATTCAAGTAGTATTTCTTGGGGCGTTTTAATAATGTCCATAGCTAAATGTACTAATACAAAAGATTGAAGGTTTTCGCCCTATTGAGCATACGGATTTACAAACTTTTTACCGTAGTTATCATCGGCGTAAGAATAATCCCGCGCTGGTAGTGGATCTAATTGAATCCATCCTGAGTCACGTAATACACGTAGCGCTTGTGATAAAGAGTCCACATAGTCATCATGACCGCCTGCTTCTGGGAATGAACACACTTGGCGCAAGAATCGTTTTGCCCAGTCTGCATATTCGCCAGGGCGTTGTGGATCTTCTGGTATCCAGACTTTGCCTTTTGCAACTAATGGTGCTACAATATTTAAGCGTTGAACTTTATCAGCGCGACCTGGGTTGTATCCACGAACTTCGATACCTGATCCTTGGAGCTCTTGAATGAGGGAGATACCTGCTGATTTATCTTCCATCAATACGAGATCGGCTTTCCTTCCTTTTCCGAAATCGTTATCAGCTC